CCAAGGCCGCCTCAGTAGCCGCGATGTATATGGCGGTTATTATTTGAAGAGCACCGCCCGAGTCCTGCGGCATGAAAGTCGTTAAGGTCTACGGCGCACTCCGCAAGAAGCTGGGTCAGTGCCGGTTCCAGTTTGAAGCCGACACCCCAGCGCAAGCTCTCAAAGCACTTTGCGTCAACTTCCCTGGCTTAGAAAAGTGGTTAATTGATAGCGAACAAGACGGCGTAAGTTATCGCGTAACACTAGGAAAAGAAAAAATTACCGAACAAAATGCAGCGTTAATTGCCTGTCCTTGGAGTGAACGCGAAGTTTTTAGCATCACTCCTGTATTGACCGGCGCAGGTGGTTCTGGGGCTCAAATAGGCATCGGCATCGGTCTTATCGCACTGTCTTTTTTGCTGCCTGGCGCTGGTGCCTTTGGCGCTGTGAGCGTATTTGGTCAATCTGCTGCAGGCGCAACGATTGCTGGTGCAACAGCAGGTGCCGCGTGGGCAACAAGCCTTGGTACAGCTTTTAGTTTGGTCGGCGCAAGTCTTGTTTTAGGTGGTATCGCTCAAGCTATTTCGCCAGCTCCTGTAAATTCCACTGCAGCCGTGAATTCATTTGAGCGCGGACGCGACGCCGCAAAGTTTGAGTCGTTCACATTTTCCGGCATCGTCAATACCGCCAAGCAAGGTTTACCTGTGCCAATCGCCTATGGGCGTCTATTTGTTGGCTCCGCTGTTCTCTCCAGCGGTCTTGATGTTGACCAACTGATATGACACGAATTGTCGGCTCTGGCGGTGGTGGTGGCGGTGGCGGTTGCTTCCTTGGGCACACCCTTGTCGCAATTCCGGGCGGCACGCGCCGTATTGACGAACTGCAGGCTGGCGATCTTGTCCTGAGTTTTGACGACGAAGGCGGACTGCACGAAGCCAAGATCCTTAAAGTCCACGAGCACGAAGGCGAGCGCGTCATCCGCTACACGCTTTGGGGCGGCCAGCATCTTGATGCCACTCCGAACCACTGGGTACTTAACCAGTTCAACGCCTTCGTTGAAATCGACACGCTCGGTTCTGACGATTGCCTCGTTGACGCCAATAACCATCTGCGCCCCATCGTTAGCAGGACCGAATTCTGCACTGGCACGGTCTACAACCTGACGGTCGAAGGCCACCACACCTTCATCGCCAACAACATCCGCGTCCACAACGCCGGCCTAGGTCTCGGCATCGCTGGTGCTGGCGGCGGAGGCGGTGGCGGCGGTAAAGGTGGCGGTGGTGGCGGCGGCTCCAGTCGCACCCCAACAGAAGCCGACGATTCACTGCAGTCAGTTCAATACGCCAGCGTGCTGGATCTGCTGTGCGAAGGTGAGATTGACGGCATCGAAAACGGCGAAAAGGGCATCTACCTAGAAGGCACACCAATTAAAGATGCTGCCGGAAATGCCAACTTTGAGGGCTACACCGTCGTCACCCGCAACGGCACGCAAGCCCAGAGCTACATCAGCAACGCGATTGGCACCGAAAGCGAAGAAGGTGTCAACGTCGAAGTTGTTAATGCCACGCCGGTTGTCCGCACCATCACCGATTCCGACGTGGATCGTGTGCGCGTCACGCTGCAAGTTCCATCACTGCAAATCATCGAAGACGACGGCGATATTGTTGGCCACAGCGTCCAAGTCCGCATCCAAGTCCAGTACAACGCCGGCGGCTACACAACCGTCGTAGACGACACGATCAGTGGCAAAACCAGCAACCGCTACCAGCGCGATTACATGATTCCGCTGTCTGGCGCTTTCCCCGTTGACATTAAAGTGATCCGCGTCAGTGCCGATGAATCCAGCACCAAGCGCCAAAACCAAACCTACTGGTTCAGCTACACCGAAATCATTGACGAAAAACTGCGGTATCCCAACAGCGCCCTTTGTTATCTGCGGTTTGATTCCCGCCAGTTCGACTCAATCCCAACCCGCAAGTATCTAATTCGCGGGCAAAAAGTTCAACTGCCCAGCAACGCCACCGTCGATACCAGCACCTATCTGGGTCGCGTCACCTATTCCGGCGTCTGGGACGGCACTTTTGGCGCTGCAACTTGGTGTAACGACCCAGCGTGGTGTCTTTGGGACTTGCTTACCAATACCCGTTATGGCGCCAGCATTTCCAGCAGCAGCCTGGATCGCTACGACTTCTACGCCATCAGCCAATACTGCAACGCCCTTGTTGACGACGGCAAAGGTGGCTTAGAACCCCGCTTCTCCTGTAACCTTCTAATCAACAGCCGCGACGAGGTTTATAACGTCATCCAAGAGATGACCAGCCTGTTCCGTGGCATCGCGTATTACGGCGCCGGTTCGCTGGTACTGCAACAAGACAAACCGACCGACTCGCAGTATTTGCTGGGACCAAGCAATGTCGTGGACGGCATTTTTGTTTACAGCGGTACATCACAAAAAGCCCGCCATAGCGTCGCAACTGTTGCTTGGCAGTCCTACGACACCCTTGGCGAAGTTGAGTACGAATACATCGAAGATGCGGACGCTGTAGCCAAGTACGGCATCATCAACAAAGACATTAAGGCATTGGGTTGTTACAGCCAAGGTCAAGCCCACCGCGCTGGTAAATGGGCGCTGCTGAGCGAACAAAACCTGACCGAAACCGTCACCTTCTCGGTGTCTATCGATAGCGGCATCATCCTGCGCCCTGGGATGGTGATTGACGTTGCCGACCCGATGAAGGCTGGCACACGCCGCAGCGGTCGCATCAGTTCTGCAACCACAACAGCAATAACCATCGACAATAACAACCTGACCGTCAACGTATCCAATAGCCCAACTATTTCGGTTTTGATGCCAACAGGCTTGGTTGAAACACGCACCATTGTCAACATTTCAGGCCGCGTTATTACAGTCAACAGCGCGTTTAGCGAAGCCCCCAACGCCAACGCCATCTGGCTCATCCAAACCAGCGACATCGAAGCTCAGCAATACCGCGTCCTTAATGTCGCTGAATCTGAGGATGGCATTTATGGCGTAACTGCTCTCCAATACAACAGCAGCATTTACACCGCGATTGAAACGGATAACACACTGACTACCCGCGACATCAGCAATTTGAGTGATCCGCCCGATGCAGTTAGCAGCATTGACGGCACCGAATATCTATATCAAGACGGCCAAGGCGTCTTTTCTGGTTTTACGCTTAGCTGGATTAGCCCCAAGGATCGCGTTTCTGAGTTCCGCGTTAAATACCGCGTCGATAACGACAACTGGCAGCAGGTCAACACCACCTCGCCGTCAATCAAGATCCTCAATACGCACCCTGGGACGCTTTACGTTCAGATTCAGGCGTACAACTACGTCAACAAAGGCGGTGCAATCGCCGTCGCTCAATTTCCACTTGTTGGCAAAACCGCTGTTCCCGGCAACGTCCAAAACCTGAGCTTTGAGGCCATCAACGCCAACTCCGGTCGCCTGCGCTGGGACGAAACCGTAGACCTCGACGTAAAAGTCGGCGGCAAAATCCACATCCGCCACAGCAACCTGACCGACGGTTCGGCTAGCTGGAGCAACAGCGTCGACCTGATTCCCGCCAAGGCCGGCAGCGCCACCGAAGCCATCATCCCACTGGTGGAAGGCGAGGTGCTGGTCAAGTTTGAGGATGACGGAGGCCGGCAAAGCGCCAGTGAAACCAGCATCATCATTGACCTGCCCGACACGCTGGCACCACTCACGCTGATCAACCGGCGCGAAGATCAGGACACCCCACCATTCCAAGGCACACGCACCAACACCTTCTATAGCGAGGAGTTTGACGCTCTGACGCTGGATGGCTCGGACCTGCTCGACGACGTGGTGGACGTGGATCTGCTGCCCACCTTCGACGTGATGGGCGAGGTGCAGTCTTCCGGCACCTACGACTTCGCCACCACCGTTGATTTCGGCAACACCTTCTCCATCGACTTCAGTCGCTACTTCGTCACCCGTGGTTACTTCCCCAGCGACCTGATCGACAGCCGCCTAGGCGAGGTGGACACCTGGAGCGATTGGGACGGCGGCGTGATCGACTCTGTAAACGCCATCCTTGAACTCCGCAGCACCACCGACAACCCCAGCGGCACCCCAACTTGGAACGCATGGCAGCCGTTCGTCAATGGCACCTTCCGAGGCCGTGGCTTCCAGTTCCGCACCACGCTGACCAGCAACGACGTTGCCGAAAACATCCTTGTGGATGAGCTGGGTTATCTGGCTAGCGTCCAACGCCGCACCGAGCAAAGCGTCGCCGCCATCTCCGGCACCACCAACACCGGCGTGACCTTCACTCACCCGTTCTTTACTGGGACAGCCAGCATCGGCGGCTTAAACGCTTACTTGCCCAGTGTTGGGATTACAGCGCAAAACATGCAGGCAGGCGACTACTTCCAAATCAGTGCCGTCACTGGAACCGGCTTCACCATCAGCTTCTACAACTCCAGCAACAATCCCGTAACGCGCCAGTTCACCTGGAGTGCTAGCGGATACGGGCGAGCCGGTTAAACTTCTACAAGATGACTTGCGCCTGACGCTGTGGCACAGCACGATTATGTGATCAGCAATGGCACAGGTGCTGCTGTCCGTTCTGATCTGAATGGTGCGCTGGGCGCCATTGCTACAAATAACAGCGGCGCCACCGAACCGGCAACCACCTACGCCTACCAGTGGTGGCCTGACACGACCACCGGCTTGCTCAAGATCCGCAATGCCGCCAACTCAGGGTGGGTGACAGTTGGCACACTGGCTTCCGCCAACCTCGGTCTGCTAACCGCCACCTCTGCAGCCAGCCTCTATCTCGCTTTGGCGGGCGGCACCATCACCGGCGCCCTTGAGATCGGTCCCACTGGTTCGCTGGTGTTTGAGGGCAGCACCGCCGATGGCAACGAAACCACGCTGGCAGTCACCGATCCGACTGCTGACCGCACGATCACACTGCCCAACGCAACCGGCACCGTCGGCTTGCTGGAACTGGCGCAGTCGTTCAGTGCAGCGCAGCGTGGTGCTATTTCGGCGCTGACGGACGGCACCACGATCACCGCTGACTTCGCACTGGCTAACAACTTCAGCGTCACCCTCGGCGGCAACCGCACCCTGGCGAACCCCAGCAACCTGACCGCTGGGCAATCGGGGGCGATCTTCATCACGCAGGACGGCACCGGCAGTCGCACGCTGGCATTTGGCAGCTACTGGGACTTCAGCGGTGGCACTGCACCAACTCTGACCACCACCGCCAGCGCCGTGGATCTGCTGGTGTACACGGTCCGCAGCACAACTAGCATCCACGCACAGCTGATCACCAACCTGAGCTGACGCATGACCGTTCCTGGCAACATTGATGCGCTACTGCTGGGCGGCCAGCGCGGCTACCAGATCGAACGCAGCCTGCGGTTCAACTCGGCGGATTCGGCGTACCTCAACAGGACTCCGGCAAGTGCGGGGAACAGGAAGACGTGGACGTGGAGTGGATGGGTAAAACGCTCAAAACTTGGAGACGAAAACAAGACCTTCACTGCAGGTTCCAGCGGCACGATCACTTATTTGCAGTTTCAAGATAACGTTACCGATGGTCTAACGTTTGCCCGCTACACCGGTACTCATACGTTTCGTTTAAGCACAACACAAGTATTTCGCGATTCATCTGCGTGGTATCACATCACCTTGGCTGTCGACACGACCCAAGCAACAGACACTAACCGGGTAAAGATTTACGTCAACGGGACTCAAATTACTGTCTTTACAACTGCAACATACCCGGCACAAAATCTCGATCTTGAAATTAATAATACAAACGACCACCGCATTGGAGGCGGAACAGGTAATTTTTCGGGCTCTGGGTATCTCGACGGCTACCTCACCGAGATCAACTTCATCGACGGCCAAGCCCTGACCCCCAGCAGCTTTGGCGAGACCGACACCATCACCGGCGTCTGGAAGCCCAAGCGGTACACCGGCACCTACGGCACCAATGGGTTCTACCTGAAGTTCGCTGATAACTCCGGCACCACCAGCACCACGCTGGGCAAGGACAGCAGCGGCAACGGCAACAACTGGACGCCCAACAACTTCAGCGTGACCGCTGGCGCAGGCAACGACAGCATGATCGACACCCCAACGCCGTATGCGGATGGCGGCAATGGCAGGGGGAATTACTGCACGTTGAATCCTTTAAGCAGCAGCTCAGTTGCAACATTATCAAATGGAAATCTAGATGTTAATACAGGAACTACCGGAGGAGGCTTAACTTTAGGCACATTTGCAATGCCTCAAAGCGGTAAATGGTACTGGGAAGTTACACCAACTTCAATAGGCTCAGCTGCTTGTCGCATAGGAATTGCAAATACCCTTCGCGACACAAACGTTGAATACTATAACGATGGAACCAAAGTAGTAAACGGCGCATCTACAAGCTATGGGGCATCATATACAGATAATGATGTCATCGGAATTGCATGTGATATTGGAGGCAATACCGTAACTTTCTATAAAAACAACTCAAGCCAAGGATCAATTTCTTTTTCTAGCTGGTCGACTGTAACCGTTTTTCCAATGATTGCAGACGGCAGTGGCAGCTTAGGAGTTACTGCAATCTTTAATTTCGGCCAACGCCCCTTTAGTTATACTGTGCCAGCTGGCTTTAGTGCGCTGAACACGCAGAACCTGCCCGAGCCGTCGATTAAGAAGCCAAGCAGCTACATGGACACGCTGTTGTACACGGGCAACGGCTCTGCACGCAGCATCACTGGCCTCGGGTTTTCACCTGATCTGGTATGGATTAAAGAGCGCAGCGGCGCAGATAACCACCGTTTGGTTGATGCCGTTCGCGGTGCCACCAAAGAGTTGTACTCAAGCCTTACTAACGCTGAGGGTACTGATGCAAACGGTCTGACAGCGTTCAATTCTGACGGTTTCTCGCTCGGGACAAGCAACAGCTACAACGAAAATGGCGTGACTCATGTCGCCTGGTGCTGGGACGAAAGCGCCACGCCAGGCTTTGACATCGTGACCTATACGGGGAACGGTGGAACACAGAACATCAGTCACAACCTTGGCGTTGCGCCGAAATGGATTGTAATCAAAGCGCGTAATTCTGCACAACGCTGGACCGTGTATCACGCCTCCATCCCTAATTCCTACATTTACTTAAACGAAACTTTTGCCGAGCAAACAGGAAACGCCAATCTTCGTTTTGGCAACAACACCAGCGTTGTTCAACCGACATCTAGCGTCTTTACTATCGGCAATAGTGTCGATGTAAATAACAACACCACCGATTACGTCGCCTACCTGTGGTCCGAAGTCGCGGGCTTCAGCAAGTTCGGCTCCTACACCGGCAACGGCAGCACGGATGGTCCGTTTGTGTTTTGTAATTTCCGCCCTAGGTGGGTGCTAATTAAATCGTCTAGCGTTTCTGGCGAATCGTGGATTCTTGAAGACTCTGCACGAGACACCTATAACCCGGCTGCAAAATGGTTGTACCCAAATTATTCTGATGCAGAATCAAATGGTTTAACAATAGACTTTTTGTCCAACGGATTTAAGCCTCGCATTTCAGGAACATCAGTCAATACCTCATCTGCAACCTATATCTTCGCGGCTTTCGCAGAGTCGCCACAGAAATACAGTTTGGCTAGGTAATTATGCCTGCAGCCTCCCTACAACCCCTCGCCCGCTGACCTATGACGGGCATCACCTCACCCTGGATCTAGCCATGTTCCTTCTTAACGGGGCTCCCCTTGCGGTTGACACCCCCTTCACCGACGCCAAGGGCAACCGCTACCCTGCCAACTGGCTGCGTCTCTCCACCGCCGCCGAGAAGGAAGCCATCGGCATCACCGAGGTGCCCGACCCAACTCCTTATGACCAGCGCTTCTACTGGGGTCCTGGTCTGCCTAAGGATCACGCTCAACTCATCGAACAGTGGACCGCCCAGACCCGCACTACCGCCAACAGCCTGCTGTCCCCCACCGACTGGATCATCATCCGCGAGGCTGATAACGGCAAAGCCGCTGATCCTGTGCTGAAAACTTGGCGCGAAGAGATCCGTTTGGCTGCTGGCAGCAAGGTCTACGAAATCGGTCAAACCGCCGACACCGACGCGCTGGCTGCCTACATCACCGGCGCCGATTACCCCGCTTGGCCTGTGGATCCTTACGCCCCCGTGCCTGTTGTTGAAGACGAGGAGGCTGAGTAATGGCGGTTAAGTCCAAATCGGGCGTGGCACGCGTTGAGCACGTCCCCGGCAAGCCGAAAAAATCTCGGCAAGGCCAAGGTCAACACAGCCTGTCTAATCACGGCAGGAAAAAGACACGCGGGCAAGGTAAGGGCTGCTGAAGAGTTCAAGCCCTACGACGAAGTGATCATGAAGCAGATCCCTGGCAACGATGCCGTTGAAGCGGAGGCCAAGCGTCAAGAGATCCGGGATAAATACGCTGCCATCCAAAGCAACATTGATGCAGCGCAATGCCCTGAGGAGATCAAGTCTGCTCTTGGGCTGGATTAGTCCTACTCGTTACTGTGCCTGACAAAATCACACCAGAGGAAAACGAGCAGCGCTTCAGGGAATCTCTTCGCCTGATTAACAACGTCACCCACGAGCAACTGGTGGAGTTAATGGGCGAGGAGTT